CGACGCTTTGTCGCGTGCTATGTCCTTCACCCCTCTGGGGTGCTGCGAGACTAGCACCGACGCGAGCTTCGAAACCACTGAGGCGCGACGGGCTATTGGTTCCGACCTTGCACAGCTCTACTCCCTGGACTACGTCACCCCGGCCATCAGCGGTGCATTTAATGCCCGTGAAGCTTGGCCGAACGGACTACCGGGCGTCGAGTGCAACATGCCATTGCAAGAACTAAAGAGCGGCGCGAAGATTCAAGCTTTCGAGGAAGACACCCCGGAGCAAGAATTCAAGCCTCAACTTCAGGTAAACTGTCCCATCTTCACACCGATACAGGCGGTCGTACCCAACCCCTCAAAGAACAATGAGCAACTTGCTCTCGTCAACCGCGCGCTCGTCGCCACCCCACCGGAAAATCCAGAGCTCTGGGCACATGTGCATCAACGAGCTCGTATTCTGTGCCGGGAAATCGATGAGTTGGAAGCACCTTATGACGATTTGTTCATGAAATGGCTTGTCAAGTACCCACAGGCAAAACAAGCGCTCTACCTAAAGGCCTACGCCGAGGTACGCAATCGCGGATTGAGCGCCCGGGACTTGTCGATGAAAATGTTCATCAAACGCGAAGTCACCCTCAAAACTGGAGAACATTTTGAGGATTTTGACCCGCGAGCCATTCAGGGATGTTCGGACGAATTGAACGTAGCCTATGGGCCGTTCATTTGGGCAGCTAGCAAACAACTCGGCGAGGCTTGGAACCTCACGGAGCGTATATGCTACACTTCTGGACACACCGCCGAAGAACTCGGCGCGTGGCGAAAGACTTTCGATGGCGACACGGACCTCACGATCATTGAGCTCGATGAGAGTCGCTACGATGCCCACCAAGGAAAAGGGGTTGCTGACTGCTCCCTTATTCTGAAGAAAGCCTGCGGATTGAACCGTTATCGACTCCCCAGCCTCGTAGAGAAAGAGGTATACCACAAACGGGGCAAGTCGAAGCATTACGCTTATGAGGTTCCCGGCACCATGACGA